TCACTTCGTTGGAGTGACCTTTTTTCCCTTTCGATTGCGGATGTACTGCTCGGTCATTACGACGGTCGTATGCCCAAGTTGATCTCTGGCCTGCAAAATATCGCCGCTTGACTCCGCCTTGTCCGTGCCGGCTTTAGCGCGCAAATCGCGCATCTGGAACTCGGATTTTGCAACCCCGGCTGCTTCTCTGGCCAAGTCAAACCTTCCCCGCAACATCGCCACCGACATTGGTGTGCCATCCTCGGTAACGATCAGCCGCGTTGAGCGGACATTGTGTTCTGACTTTCGGGACATGATTCGATCAACCAAAACCTTCAGCTCCCCAGTGATTTCGATTCGGCGCTTGGCGTTTGTCTTGCCCTGCAGCACCCATATCTGACCCTCTCGGACGTCGCGCTCATCCATCAATCGAGTGTCGGTCACCCGTTGGCCAGTCAAATAGGCAAGGTCCATCGCATCCCGTAGGCCGGCGTCCGCTTTCTCGTACACGCGCTTGAACAGTGCGTCCTCGATGTAGATGTCCCGCCCCGTCTCCTTGTTTCCCTTGATTCCTGCGCAAGGGTTGGCGAGCGCGGTATAGCCGATATCCCGGGCGAAGTTCCAGATTGCACTGAGCAGGGCCTTCTCCCTGTTGGCGCGCACCGGCGCGGCCTTGCGCCAGGTCAGGTATTGGCGGACGTGCAGGGGCTGGATTGTTTCGAGCGGGGCCGGCGGGTCGTCGAAGAATGACATCAGGTTTTTCAACTCCCTGACGTTGTCCTTTTGCGTTGCTGGTTTTTTTGATGGCACCACGTCAATCAAATACTTCTCGGCCACGTAACGGAAGGTGATCACCTTGGCCACCAGGTCGGTGGCGGTGCGATCACGCTCGAGTTTCGCGTACTCCATGATCGCCAGACCGTAATCGCTGCCCAGCGGAATTTCTTTGCGGTCCTTGCCGCCGGTGTCGTAGTAGTAGAAAACCCGGCCGCTGGCTTTCTTGCGCTCTCTCAGCCGGGCGATTGATCCGGGTTTGCTTGGTCGTCGTCCCATGTCAGCTAGCCTTGCGTGGTGTCCATGCGGGTTTCTCTGGCTCAAACATACCGACCGCGGTCACGGCCATCGCCGTGACGCTTGGCCAGCCATTCACCTTGATGGTGTGCCTGATGCCGTTCTTCTTCAGGTTGAGGATCTGGCCTGCCTTGGTCCGCGCGCCGGTAAGCTCGCAAACCTCCTCGTGGGATAGAAACTGGATGCTCATGAGCGTCTCCATGCCGCGGATGGCGGTGGAAGGTGGGTGAGTGGAGGTGGCAGTTCGTTTGCTGAAGGCGCCAAGTCGGCGACTGTTGCGCTGATGCTAATCAGCGACTTGCGGATCTAGGTGAAACTGGGTGGATTACCGCCACGTCCGGCTCTCGATAGGCTCGGGCAATGCCGGTGCTGGCGCCACCGCCACCGGCGAACAGGTCCACTACCAATTCTTTTTCAAACGGCAGGCCTATACTTGGTTGTCCATAGATGAACTGGGATAACTTCTGTTGTGCGGACATAGAGGGTCCTCGCTGTTATATTCGATGTGATTTCTTGAAAGGGAGATTCGTAAATGGGGGTATTCAGCGATGCACAGGCACAGCTCTCAGAATTGTTCGGAGTGGCCCGGCCACTAGTAAGTGGAAATGGAGTTCGATTCAGGTCAGGATCGACAGGATTAGTCACCCTTTACTCTCGCAACCTTGCTTCAGGAAATTTGGCAGAGATTGCGTTCAAGGTTAAAAATCTTGCCGCTAAAGCGGGGCAGTCAGAAGACTCAATGGCTTCACTTATTGAAAGGCTGCGTCTTGAAACCGGCCAAGCCGTAAGCATCAATACTAATTACAAATGGCCGAGAATCGGGCTATCGAAGAAAGAGCATGTGGATATCGTGATCTCTGCGATTTCTTCGATCCTCCACAAATAACACTAAAGGGCTAGGCGCTTCGCCGGCTGGCGTGATTCGTTGAAGTGGGGTATTGGTGTTCGGCCCGGCATGGAGCCGGAATAAGGTGATGCAATGCAGAAAGAGCTAGGTCTTGCCGGTCGTTGCGGGTTTGCGCTTCTTGCTGTGGCGGTTGTCGCGCTTCCGATCGCGCTTTTTGCGAAGGCAATCGAGATAGAGGCATTCAGCGCGGTTGCCGTTGTCTGGTTGCTGGTTTCTGCAGTAATGATCTTGGGCGATAGCATTACCGAGATCACGCTCTGGAAGGCATCAATAAAGAGAGACGTTCAAGCAGTTCGTGACGCTAGATCTGAAGTAGAAAGCCTGCGGGACCAATTGCGAGCTATAGCTAGAGCATCGGCTGAAAATTCGTACATTCTTGCCTCAACTGGGATGCTCGCCATTGGCGGGGATAGCAAGGCAGGGAATCGACTCGAGGCAAATCTTGAGGTTCTTGGTAGGTTTGTTGAGCCGGATAAAACTGACGAAAATAACTGGTGGAAGGATGTGGCTTCGGTGTTCGCTCACCGGCCAGGTAATACCGATCCTGCTTCTGAGCGCCCAGGGCAATAGGCCAGGGTAGGTCAAACGAAGATATCGAGCTGAGCGGCTTGGCACTCGCTCCGTCCGTGAGGCAGCCGCGCAAGCTCTTGCCTGACCGCCGCCACTCGCCAGTTTGGTGACCATGCTCGGTATCGATGATTACCGTTGAACAGTCTGGCCGGCGAATCGTGCGTTCGCTGCGCGGGCCTCGCTCAACGGCGTAGCCAAGTCGCCGCCATAGCCCGTTGGGGCTTTCGAATTGAGGGGGCACAGTTATCTCCAGTCAGGCGCCGCCCTCCGTGACTGGATGCGACGGGTTGTAGTGGTACTTTTGTTGTGGGTGAGTTATTAATCTTTCAGGTCGGCTTGGAGTCGGTTCTAGGAGATGAAATGGTCAGTGATCGCGAAATTGCACTTGAGCAAGCGCTTGTAGCAATTATTGGAGCGGCCATCGCCAGTGGGCTTGATGTAAAAAGCCTGATTGACAACGCGACAGCCGGCTTGCTTGGAAACGCTTCATACCGCTGGGCTGAACATCCGCATGAGTTGAACGCCATTCAAGTGATGATTGATGCATATGATCAAGTAAAGTAGTGGACACTGCGCCAGCGCAATAACTAGACCTTCAGATTTCCACACCGGTCTTGGCAAACTCTCCAAGCTGTCGCGAGCACTTTTCCTTAACGACGATTTCAGGTCGTGACTTGCTCGCAAAGCGGGCGGTCTCTTCAGCAGTCGCGGCGGCGAGGTTGATCATGAGCGTCGACACCGTCTCCTGCCATTCCTCGAAGTCGTGGCGCTCTCCCAGCACCTAAAGTGCATCAGCCAGCGCCTTCGACACAATCAGCGACCGCTTCTCGGCGCCGATCCTGTCCAGTAAAGCTTTCTCCTTGGCGCGCTTGTCCCGCTGAATCTGCGCATTGTCTTTGGCCATGGCCTGCCTCTTCAATTCCGTGGGCCGGTAGATCCAGCCATGTCTGTCGTCGGCGCTGGCGCACTTGGTTATTGATGCGTCTCATGCTGCCCTCTGCTGATTCCAGACATCCACGGCGTCGAACACCCGGGCGGCTTGCTCTTCAGTCAGCGATATTTCGGCGGGGATGGCGATCCAGCCCGAAGCGACCCGGTGATTCGGATTGCTCTCGGCGACCAAGTCCTTGTAGGTTTCCTCGATCACGCCTTCGAGGTGCGCGGCCAGATAGTTGCCTTGGGGAGCAACCTCTACTGATTTAGTGTAGCGGTGCCCTCGTTGATCGCGGCACTGGACGCTGAGATAGATCGTCCAACGGTGGGGGAAGTCGCAGACTGCTTCGGCCATGCGTTGTCCTGGCGGGATGCTCTTGCAGCTCTTCCTGTTGATCATCCCTTGGCGTCCGCTGGGGTCGATGTGGACCACCGCGACGTGATTGGCATTGAGCAGTGCCCGGCTCGCTCGCTCTATCCGGGTACGCATGTTGTTGGGCTTTCGCTTTTTCATAGCGTCACCGCAATCTGGCGATTGGTCTTCGCTTCAAACTGCATGGCGAGTTCGTGAGCAGCCTTGTAGTCGTCACGGAAGGCGCGAGTTTTGCCGGTGGTGCGGTCTTTAATCTGGTACATGCCGAAGCTTCCGCCGGTGACTTGGTAGCGCACCGGTTTGGCTGGAGCTCGTCGATCAATACGACTGTAGAGCCCGGAGTGGGCGGCCTTTGTTCGTTGCAGCAGCTCACCGACTTCATCGAAGCGCTCTTCAAATGATGGATGCATGGCGGATCCTTTGGAGTAGGTTGCGTGTATTCGTCAGCACTCGACCGACTGCTGGTCGCCGTGGGATAGATGGTCGGAGTACTGATTGATGAAATGCAGGCGTAAAAAAGCCCGATCGAAACCGGGCCCATCGTTTGCCTCACGAGACCAGCCTAAGAAACTACAGGTGTTGCCTTCAGAGGTTTAGATAAGCTCGCCTGTATGCGCTGCGTGATTTCCTCTCGATGCACCTGGACATCCTTTGGTGCGCTGGTTCCGATACGTACCTGTTTGCCGCTAACACCCAGCACTGTGATCGTGATGTTGTTGCCTATGTTGATGCTTTCGCCTGCTTTGCGAGTCAAAATCAGCATTGTCCATTTCCTTGCGTGAGTGGGTTTCCCAATGCCGCCTTGTAAGAGGCGGCATCAGTGAAACATCACTGCACTATGCGGATTTCATTGCGCGGGAACCACGCCCCGTCGACCAGAACCATGCAGCCTACAAAGGCGGCGTAGCGCGTCTCTCGGTCAGTCTGGAAGCCGTAGTAGGAGCAAGTGGCCCGAGAGGCTACGTTGCTCAGCAACATGCAGCCGACGATCAGTGCCAGCAGGATCAGCAGAACCTTTGTCGCGTACTTCACGCCTCGATGCCGTAGTCAGCCAGGCGCAGACCGAAGTGCATGCCTATTTCCTTCAGCACCACCAACTCTGCTGGCTCGATCTGACCATCAGCCTGGGCAACAGCAAGAACGTTGACGAAGGCTTCCTCCGCGTCGGCTGGAACGTTTTTGATGTCGGCCAGTTCCCGCTTGATCGCCAATCGACCTACTTGAAAGTTGGCGTTCAACTGGCCTGTAAAACGATTGATGGTTTCGGTTATCTCGCTGCCGAAGTGCGTCAAATTCGGGTTGGAGCGAATCAACTCATCCAGCTTGGAAACCTCGCTGGCTTCAATCTCACCATCAGCCGCAGCGACCAATAGGCCGCCACCGACAATGGCCTGCATCAAGTCGCGGTTGACGACCTTCTTCATTTCGGCCTGGGCATTGCCGACTTGTTTGCCGAAGAGTTTTTTCATTCCGAACATGGTGTTTCCTCATTGCAGGGGAGGGGATTTCCCACATAGCCCTGCTGCCAAGGCTATGAAGTGAAATCTAATTGGGCTGTCAGCGGGACTCAGATACGGCGCACTTAGGTGGCAGTCGCCCACGCCGGGTGCGTCAGTCTTTTTGCGGCTGACAGCTTTGAATCGATTGGGTTGTTAAAGAGCGGCGGGTGACCCCGTATTGCCGCTGCGATTCACTGCGACGGACAAATATTGCCGCCGGGGATATTTAAAGTCAATGCCGCCGGAAATATAAATTCGGTCTATGAAAAAAGCCCGTGCTGGACGGGCTTGCTTTGGGCTAGATATTTGCGGGGAGGTCCCAAGAGATACGCGCGGCGCAGTCATCTTCTCGACGCACTAGTACGTGCTCGGTTTCTGCTATCTCTTCAAGGAGCCGTTTCCAGTCCTCAAGGCATTCATCTGCTTCCTTGCAAATGACTGCCGTTTTTCGTTTTTGGGCAGCGGGGGCGCTGATGATCTTTTGGATGCGGAGTCCAAGAAGCTCAAACGAATCTGGCGGTATTGGTTTGTTTTTTGGTTTTGCCATAGCACTGCTCCTTTTATGTATGGATACACAGTGAATGGCTTGAACCCTAAGCGCTAAAGATTAACGATTAAAAACAATTATTTAACAGAGAAAAGCCCGCAATTTGCGGGCTTCAGGAGGGAGGTGTCCAGGGGAATTAGAGACAAATCGAAGGGATCAAATTTAGATTCTGCCCAGCACTTTGCTGGGAGCAAGAATTGCCCCTACGTAATGGATTTTCTCGATATCAACCCGAGCTACTGTCAGCCGCTCGCCGTAAGCCGTGTTGATCGACATGAGGCTGACCTCTTCTTCGGTCTCGAAGAGAAGTTCTTTAACCATGCTTTGTCCATCAACGGTGGTGACCATCACATACTCACCCGGCACTAGGCGGTGATTGGGTTCGCAGACAGCGACCCAACCGCTACGGATCGCTGGTGCCATTGAGTCCCCCTTGAGCCTAAGTGCGTAGGCGTCCTCATCTCTGGAGTAGGTCTCAACCCAGCCAGCTGCCTGGTCAAGGCTTGTCCAATATCCCTCACTGCCGAGTTGTGCGGTGCCTTCGATATTGATTCTGCGAGGTGAGGAATAGATGGGGGGGCCAGCCTCGACATTGGATTCGAAGCTGGACTGCGCCATTTTCGCAATCTCATCAGCCAGTCGAGGGCTGAATGACTCCACGGGCTTGGAAATCAATCCGGCAATTGCGCTAGCGACTTTCGCATTCAGTGCGTTGTAGCCGTTCAGGTACGAACTGACGGAGCCCTGATTTATGCCCAGGGCATCTGCGATCTTTCCCTGAGTCAGGGCGTCACGCCGCGACTTGCCTGTGTTGAAGGCGTCCACAGCCGCTTTGAGTGCCAAGCACTCTTCTTTTTCCCAGTCTTCGAGTTCGCGTTTTTTCATTCCACGATTATTCCTAGCGGCGATATTTAATCAAATGCCGCCGGGCTTGATTAATTAAATTCCGCCGGAGATACTTACTGGAGGTTTAATAGAGGAGATCGGCGAGATGAGCCGAAAAAGTCTGGATGAGTTTGCTCGTGCACGCGGCCAAACCAACGCAGCAAATCTGCTTGGGATGTCCCAAGGGTCGCTCAACAAAGCTCTGCAGGTTGGCCGTGACATTTTTGTTACTGAGCACGCAGATGGCTCTTTTACAGCTGAAGAGCTCAGACCATTCCCGGTTCAAAGCGCAAAAAGGTCGCGTCGCCGGATGCTGCCCATTTCATGAGCAAACTTTGAGCGCAACGGCGCCGAGAGAAAACTAGACGATGAAATCGCCAGTGCTAGACACCCGTCGCAAAGCCGTCATTACCGCTGCTAATGCATTCCCTGGTGGACTTGCATACGCCTCTGACTTTTTGGGCGAAGAGAATCTCAAACGCTTTAAGAACCGAATTTACGAGTCGGCAGGCGTCAAGCCTCTCACTGATGATGAGGTCTGCACACTTGAAACTGAAACCAGAACCACATTCCTGCCGGATTACATCTGCGCGATGTACGGCGGTGTGTTTGTTCGCCTGCCCGAGGTTGGCGATCTGGACAATGTCGACATGCACCTGCGTTCGTTACGTACTTCTGTGAAGCGCGGTCGGGTTGACCAGTTTCTTGCCCTAGCGCTGGAGGACGGCGAAATCACGGCAGCGGAAGCCGCAGAGATTCTGGCCTTGCACGCGAAGCACTTGGCTGCCCGGCACGAGGAGGTGACCGCACTGATTGAGTTGCACAAATCGAAACGCCCAGCGCGACCGCCAAGCGGGAAGGGTTGATATGCAGTTCACGATCACGATCAACCAGGTGAAGGCACTGGAGTGGGGGTTGAACTCCCAGCAGGCGCTGCTGTTTTCCTTTGTCTATGAGTGCCCTAGCTGGGCAAGGCCAATCAAGACCGATAACGGGATTTTCTTTGCCTTGAGCAAGGCAAAGATCGTGGAGGAATTGCCCTTGCTCACCGACAAACCAGATACAGCGTACCGACTTCTCAAAGGGCTCGAGACCGCCGGGCTGATCGAGCTATCCCACACTTCCAACATCAGTTTGTTTCGTTTAACCGAAAAGGCCAAAGAGTGGAATCGCAAGTTGGATGGGTCGGAAAAATATCCGACCTCTGAGGTGTTTGAGGGTCGGAAAAATCTCCGATCTACCTCGGAAAAATCTCCGAGCAAGGTCGGAAAAATATCCGAACAGGGTCGGAAAAAAATCCGAGGAGGGTCGGAAAAATTTCCGACAAATCAGGGTACCAGTAATCAGGGTACCAATCAGGTAACCAGTAATCAGGAGAAGCAGGGCGCTGGCGCGCCATGCAAATCGTCAAAATTCGACCCGCTGACCGCCAAACCGGAAAACGTCAGCGTCGAGGTTTGGGGCGATTGGTGCCAGCACCGCAAGGAAATCCACAAACCCCTTACCGCCAAGAGCTGCGAACAACAGGCCAAGGCCTTGGCGAACCATTCAACCCCCGATTCGGTGCTGACTCTTTCGATCAGCAACGGATGGACGGGGATCTTCCCCGACAAGGCAGTTATCCCCGCACCACTTCCGACCAGTCGCCATTCCGGCTTTGAAACTCGCGATTACAAGGCCGGTACTAAGGAGAACGCCAATGGCACCTTCCGTCTCTAACTTCGGCGCTCACATGGACCGCAAATTCGGCGTCATCGGCCGTCAGCCAGCGAGCTGCTTGGATCATGGCGAATACGAGGCGGTCATCCTCAAGGGCGGCAACCTGTCTGGCTGTCCCATCTGCGCGAGCAATAAACGCGACATGCAAGAGCTTGCGCGCAAGCGCTCTCAGTTTCGGATAGTTCAGCAATCAAGCGCCCGGATACCGAAGCGTTTCGCGGAAAAGACATTTGCCGATTTCGTCGTGTCGAATCCGGCCCAGCAGATTGCTTTGGATGCATGTACCGACTACGTCGACAATTTTTCGAAGCATCGCCGGGAAGGTCGCTGCATGTTGCTGCTGGGGAAGGTCGGTACCGGCAAGACCCACCTGGCCATTGCCTCGGCCAATCATCTGATCAACGAATGCATGGTCAAGGCGATCTACCGCACGGTGGGCACGCTCATCGGTGAGATCCGGGCGACGTTCAATGAGCGCTCAGGCGAGTCCGAGGCGCACATCTTGCGTGAGGTGATCGGCGCGGACCTGTTGGTGCTCGATGAAGTCGGCGCTACCAAGCAGAGCGAGTTCGAACTGGCCACTCTGTTCAGCATCATCAACGGTCGCTACGAACAATGCCGTCCGACGATCATCGTCAGCAACCTGTCTCCCGCCGAATTGAACGACGCCATTGGTGCGCGCTGTGTCGACCGCATCCGCGAAAACGGCTGCATTGGCGTGGCATTCGAGTGGGAATCTCAACGCGGTAAGGAGGGCTTCTGATGAACGCCGCCAAGCAACAAAACGTGCTCGCCGGGCAAACGTCGCTCGCCCGCAAAGTGTTCCGGGTTGTGCCAATTCAGGAGCGCTGGAGCGCCCACGATATTTTTAATTCGTTGGTCGCTGCCGAAGCCACGGGCGCCCAGTTCTCGGCCGTCCGTCGCGGCCTGGGTGAGTTGAAGGAGGCAGGTCTTATTCGCGAACCCGTTAACGGTCACTACCAGCGTACCGCCATCACCATTAAGCCCCCGAGAGAGCAGAGCATGTCGCAAGAAACCACCTCGGCCGTCGTTGCCATCAAGAACCCCAAGATCAGTGCTTTGGATACATTAGCGGTGCTGTCCGGTGAGGTGATCAGGTTTTCCGAGGAAGTTGCCCAACGCATGAAAAAACTGGCGACCCGCATCGAGGAGGTGGCTCTTTCCGTTGAAACGGAGCGCGAAGCCAACGCCGAGGCGCTCGATAAGTTCAAGCAATTGCAATCTCTGCTGAAGGGCTTCTAAGTGCACAAGTGTTTTGGGATCAACTTTCTGTTGTCTGATCGCCGCCTGGCAGTTCCGGACCCCGCTAACTATCGGTTTGCCGTGTTCTGCTGCTCGTACAAGATTGACCTGGGCAGCCCCCCTGATCACGCATTGGCGCTGTTCGTGGATCAGGCAATGGCCGAGCGCTACGGCGCTTGGATGTGGCCGACCACGTTCCAGGTTGTTGACCTTGAAAATCCTACCGGTGCCCGAGCATGACGGCCTTGGTAAAAACCCTGACGGTCAAACTGTCGGATGCTGAGATCGAACGCAACGCCAAGAAGCTGCATGTCCGTGATCTGCGTGATGCCAGTCACCCGGCGTTGCACTTTCGTTTCGCGAAAAACCGCGCTTGCGGGTCCTGGTATCTGCTCAACAAACGCGCCTGGCATCGCATTGGTGGTTTTCCGGATTTGAGCACGAAGCAGGTGGTTGCCGCACTGCCGACTGTTCGCCTGCGAGTTGCCGCCGAAGAAGGCTCGACCCTGTCCAAATGGGTCACTACCGGAGAGCTGATCGGGTGGTTTGCCGAGCGGATGGCGCGTGATCGCAACCTGTCAAGTAAGCGAAAGAAGACCGGCGCTTCGATGATCAAGTGCCACCTGATGCCGCGCCTCGACGGATTGCCATTGACCGCCCTCGACAAGGCGACCCTCGACAGCCAGCTCATGTGGCCTCTGCAGGAAAGCATTTCCATCGACTACGTGCGTTCGGTGTTCCAGCTGCTAGCCCTGGCTTTCCGTCAGGCGTTCAAGTTGGGCCTGATTTCGGCCAACCCGATGGCGAGTATCAAGTTCAACGACTTCTCCAAGGCCAAGGTCGGCATCAAGCCTTCCCGGTTACGTGGCACTCAACTGCAAGACCTGATGACGCGTTTGCTCGGCGCCATGGCGAACAATCCTTCGGATGGTTTGTTGGCTCTGCTGATGCTCTGCCACGGTACGCGTATCGGCGAAACCCGGCAGGCACGCTGGTCGTATATCAGTCTGGCCGAGCGCGAGTGGTTCATTCCGGCCGAGCACACCAAGACCGGCGTCGAGCACCGCCTGCCGCTGACCGATCAGTTGCGCAAGGTGCTCATCAGCTACCGCGAGATCCAACGGGCCAAAGGGTATGACGGCCAGTTCCTGTTCCCGTCTCGTAACGGCAAGGCACTCAGTGAAGGGCAGGCGAGCGCTGTGTTCGTGCGGCTAGGGCAGGGCGAGTGGACCAGTCACGATCTGCGCAAGTTGGCGCGTACCGGCTGGGCCGACCTCGGCATTGACCACCTGATAGGTGAGCTGCTGATCAACCACGCGATGGGTCACAACGTGAAGGTGTACATCCAGTCGGATGTGATGGGGCGCAAACGCGATGCCCTGGAGCAGTGGCACGCGCATCTAGATACGAAGGGTTTTGACCAGATTCATATGTTGACCGGCGTTAGATTCGGAGATTCCGGTAATGCGCTGGAAACCGCACAGGACAAGGGCTGCACCGCTATTCAAGAATCAACCATAGGCGAGGATTCAAAACATGAAAAAAGCCCAGGCTCATGGCTTTCGTAAGGTGCAAATCGAACTGGAGCACTGCTCGACCTGCAAGGGAAAAGCCGTGGTGCAGGGTGTGTTCTATGAGCTGATTTGCAGTGAATGCAACGGTTCAGGTTGGGTAATGGCGCGGAGTCAGTTGGTGCTTCCTACTGACGAATTGGTGACTCAGCTCAGTCTCAGATTGCAGCAGGCTCAGCGCGAAATTGAAGTGCTGCAGCGAGGCCCGTCTACATCTGGGCCAGCCAAGTATTACCAACAGAGCAACCGTCGCGGTGCCGGCGGATCGAACTTCACCGGGGACTGAGGGGTACAACACATGATGATTCGAAAACCAGCGCTGCACCCGTTAGGCGATACGGAATACCTTCTAGAGCAATGGGGATGGTGGCGTATGGATGGAAGGGGAATCCCCAGCTATGCCTCGCCAATGTTGGCACTGATGCGCGATGCAATGCCGTCGCCTGCCAAGTCGTACTGCATCACCGACGAGCTTGCCTGCGTCGTGGATGCCGCGTTGGCTCGCCTATGTAAACGTGATCAGCAGATGGGGGATATTGTCTGGCTTTACTTCGGGGCGAAATGGTCGGCTGTTCGGGTCGGTCGGTATCACCATGTGAGCGAAGGTAAAGCTCGGGAGCTGATGAAGGCTGGGGTGGCTTGGATTGATTGCGTTCTAGAAGGCATCAAGGATGGGGGCTGGGCAGGATATCCGGGAAATTATTCCGACAGCCCACTCTGTGGATTGTCAAAGTCACAGCTGGAAATTGCGCGGACGTGACCGCCCAATTGCATAACACCTGACTAGGCATCGCATCTGTATTAACCATCTCTTTGCGGGAGGGGGGCGGCCACACCGTAATGACGACTGGCCATGTGCGACCCAAGGCAGGCTCTCGAATGATTCTATCTCGGGCGGTTTGGGGGCCGCCAATCGGAGCCCGAGCTAGACGCCGGCACCAGTCGAAAGGCAGAAGCGTTGACCGTCACGGGAAAATATTTTTTATGTTACCCCAGGCTGAGCAGATACCTTCCTTCCATAAGTATTGGGATGCCTGTAGAATCGCGCGCTAGCTTTTTGTAATGAATGAGACTTAAAAGTGCCGACGCTCACAACCAATTCTGGTTCCGATATTTTAGGTCGATATTATACCAAGAACGAAATAAGCTCTTTTTTGGTAGAACAGATTGAAATTGTTTCACCAGTACGGCTGCTCGATTTGGGAGCAGGGTCTGGATCTCTGAGTGGCGCGGCCAAAACACGTTGGCCTGACGTGGAAGTATTAACTGTCGATATCGATCCGAAAGTTGACCTGCCTCACTTGTCTATAAGGCGGATGTCAAACGAGCCTTCTCACCAACATTTTGTCACCGACGCTCTGTCTGAAAGCCTATCATCATTATTGAACTGCGATAGCGCGCCAATAGATATTGCAATTTGCAATCCGCCATTCATTACACCAAAGTGGCGCAATGAGTTTAATTTGATTTTGGAGGATGCAGGTTTCATTGACTGTATTCCATTTCCTGCGGATGTGGATGCTGGTCTCCTTTTTTTGGCACAGAACCTTAGGCTTCTTAGCAACAACGCTACGCTCGGCATTATACTTCCAGATAGCTTGATAACTGCACACAAGTATAAAAAGTTCAGGGCTACGCTGCTTAGTGAGTATGTGGTAACAAAAGTAATACAGCTGCCTCGTGGTTCTTTTCATAATACGGATGCCTTGGCTAGCATCGTTATAATGCAAAAACTAAAAAAGCATCAGGAAAATATTCGTATTTATTGCCTGATGAATGACAAAACTCTTAGTGAGCCGATCCTTGTCGATGTCCTCTCTGCTGCGGAGCGACTCGACTATTCATACCATTCCCATCGACTTGCTACCGCTTCTGAAGTGCGTGGGAAGCATGTTACGTTAGGTGACCTTGGTGTTGAAGTAAAACGTGGTGGGTTATCTAGTGCGCAAGTTAAGGTCTCGGTCTTTCCAGTTTTGCACATTACAGATATAAAAAAGATCAGTGTGGGGGAGTGGTTGGATTTTTCAGCCTTTGAGCCTGTACATCCTAATGAATGCTCGAATTTAGTTAAGGCACAGCCAGGAGATATATTAATTTCGAGAGTAGGTAGAAATCTCGAAAGTAAAATTGTTGGTGTAATGGCTGGTGCTTTTGCGGTGAGTGATTGTGTGTATGTAGTCAGATGCCCGGCAGAAGTGCGCGAAGCGGTGTTAACGCAGCTAGCAAGCTCGGAAGGCAGGGCTTGGATATCAGCACATTCGTATGGGGTCGCAGCAAAGCAATTAGCAAAAAAAGAACTCCTAAATTTTCCAGTGCTTCTTAATACATGCAGGGATGTTTAAATGGAATTTGAAGAAAGAGCCGATCAGCTATCGCCAGAAGAAATTAGTACCTCGCTGGCTGATGGTGAAATCCTAAAAAAAGCAAGACAAAAGCTCTTGGCCACCGGGGCGAAATTTTTAATAGGCCCAAGAGGTACGGGTAAAACGCATCTTATGCGTTTTACATATTCACAGGCTCTACTAAACAAATCCTCCCCGCTCGTCCTTTACTCTAGTTTTAATAGATATCTCCACCTAGAACCTTTGTTGAAAAAGACTCCGGATGCGCTAAAAAGGTTTCATTCGTGGGTTCTTGCCAAGATCTTAATTAGTGCTTTTGATTATATTAATGACTTGAGTAGTAATGGGGATTTTCTTAAGGATCAAGACGCAATATATGATGAAGAAAAGCTGCGCGAACTAGTTTCACTGTTGGAGCGCGGGTCAGGGGTCCAGCTTTATGAAAGCTATGGTCAATTTATTACCGTTGATCACGTAATCAGAGCAATTCGATCACTTACTGCCAGATTCAATAGGGCTCGTGCCGTTTTGCTGTTGGATGATGCGGCATTAAGTTTGTCTGATCAATATTTGATAGCTTTTTTTGAGATTTTTAGAGTATTAAAAGTCGAAGGTATTGCACCAAAGGCTTCTGTCTATCCAGGTACCACTCAATACGGCCCAACATTTCACGCTTCACATGAAGTCGAAGAAGTGCCTCTCTGGCTTTCTGTAGAGGATACTGCATATTCTACTATTATGGGTGATATAGCTAATAGACGGCTAACGTCTGAACAGCAAAGGAATATTTCGCCGGATATCTTGGAGCTGTTCAAATATACCGCGTTCGGGATACCTCGCGTCTTTTTAAGATTGCTTCGAGAGTATTTTTCAGAGAAGACTGGAACTTCACAATCGAAGGTCAATAAGATTATTGATCAGCAAGTTGAATTAATTGGGGCGGAGTACGATTCACTTGCTCTGAAACTTAAGCAGTTCTCATCGGTCATCGAAACCGGGCGAGCTTTTTTCTCAAATGCGGTATTAGAGGTGTCTGAGTTTCAGAATAAAGACCTTTCTAAGCGCAATATAGTTATTGGATTGCTACAAAGCGATGATCGTACCCCTCTAGCAGATCGAATGATCAAATTTCTGATAGAGGTCGGAATGCTGTTTCCGTTGCAGTCCGTTTCGCATGGGCAAAATAGAAAGTATGATCGTTACATACCGCATCTTGCATTCCTTTATCAGGGTGGTGCATTTAAAGAAGGGAGGCGCAATACATTTCGCGGTTTAGCCGATGTAATGCAAGCTGCTGCAGCAAAGCACCCATTGAGAAGGGAATTTAAATCTTTGCTGACGTCTCGCGAGCTGGCGGACTTAAAGCTTGATTTACCACCTTGCCAGAGATGTGGCACACAACGTTTCAACGATTCTCAGCAATTTTGTCATAATTGTGGCGAAGAACTCGTAGGTTCATCGCTTTTTGAGGAATGTATGAAGCTACCTCTTGGAGAGGTGCCCGGCATAAGCAAAACGCTTATCACGAGAATCCACCAAGATACAAATATCCGCAATATTTCCGATGTTGTTATTTCACAGAACGCCTCAGGCGAGCTTCAAAAGGCAAACTACGTTGGGCCTCGGCGCGCCGAAAATATAATAAAAAAAGTTGAGCTCACAGTTGAGGAGTTTCTCTCATAATGGCTACTCCTTTCAAAACACAATTAATTACTTGCGTGGTGCCGACTCCACCGAGTCTGAGCACGCACCTTTTATTTGATCACAACCATCTAGAGCCAACTACTTCGCCCGTTGATCAATTTCTTGAACGTTTGCATTCGATCAATAGACTTTCTCCGGATCCGGTTAATTTTGATCCGTTGCAGGGGCAGCTTGTTCTTTTAGGTGTAATCGCTGCAGTCGAAAGCTATCTTAGGACCTTGCTTAGGAAAATTATTTCGATAGATGAACTGTCGCAAAACGCTTCTTACAAACGAGATATCTCGTTTGGGGCCGCTGTTCATTTGCATAAAGACATGATGCCAGAAGCCATTTTGGAAAGAGTCTCGTTCATCAGTAAGGACAGCATTACCGGGACTATAAAGGATTGCTTAGGAATTAAAGGCCACACACCTTCGTACGTTGAAGCCTCAATTGACGATTACGTTAAGATTTGCCATCTTCGACACTGTGCTGTACATCGGTTTGGTAGGTTAGGGGCGTCCAATGCGTTGGCATTAGGAATCCAGGATCACAGAGAATTATTAGAAAAACCGTTACTGTTGGACTATCTTTCCCTGCAGACAGCGATATCCATTTCGACAAACCTTGTAAAAACTATAAATAATTTCTTGTTTAATGAGGTAATATCTCGGCTTCCTGATCATACTTGGCAAGGCACATACACAAGAGATAAAAAGATTTTTTTGGCTTACTATCGTATATTTGCAGATAGTGTGAGTTCAGCGGGGTCAACAACTGACTCCAAGTCTCTGTATAGTGAATTTCAATTACAGCGAAGAAATTATCTAGCTGGTCAGCAACGTTAGTGCTCGCAAACTGACAAATGCCTTTATTTGGCATTTGTCAGTTTTCTGTAATTTCAAATCACTCTCCAAGTGCTTCCACGCAAAAAGTTTAGTGCCCTTTGACTCAGGTGCTAACCGTAGATGGACTCTCTGCGACGCCTAGCGCACTGATTATCGCTTGAAGGGGGGAAAGCATCTGCGGTTAACGCCGTCATAATCACGATTGCCGCTAGCCACGTAACTAAATTTAGTGCCGCTGCTGCTGCTGGCGTGCCGGTAACTCATTTCCGGGTTTTCATCACCGTCACTGCACATCGGCTTAAGCAAGGCACAGACCGACATTAAGTATTTTCCGAATACCTGTAAAAATAGTTGTCCATATGGAATAGCTCTGCTTTTATAGCAACGTGTTCAGCTGTACAGCGCGACACCACCAAGGAGCTCGGCCATGCGTCGGGCTTTTTTATTTGCTGCTCCGAAGCCTCGCCATTGTGCGGGGCTTCTTTGTTTTTGGGATTCCCATCAGCGGAGAATGCCACCTTTTTTGTTACCTCAACTCCCTTGTTGGGAACGCGCCGAGATGATGCCCATGCCGGAAAAACCAGATACTTGGGTCATTGTTTTCATGTGGTTGAGTCAGCATTCGCAGACCATTTGGGCGGCATTTCTGTCGTTGTGCATGACGGTACTTCGCGTGTTCTACACCGGCGGTACCTGGAAGGATGCACTGATAGAAGGCCCCATGTGCGTCTTGCTCTCCCTGAGCATTATCTGGGGCTTTGAACTGATGGGATTGTCGCCGTCGCTGGCCCAACCGGTTGGCATTTGGGTCGGTTTCCTCGGGGTGAAGAAAGTCGCTCACTGGGCTGATCGAATTGCTGAAAGCAAGTTTCCCAAATCGGATTCAGCGCCGTGAAGCGCCGTCCTTGGTTGCTGCCTCTTGTGCTCCTGCTGGTTTATGCCACCACGGGATACATTCATTGTGGTGAGCCACCTGCATGCCAGCCGCTCGCCGCTCAATCATTCAATCGTGAGGTTTAGAGAATGGCCTACACCCAATACGAAACTGTCGTCGCCAACACTCCCGAGGAACTGACGGCCAAGCTGGCACAGGCCATCGCCGATGGTTGGCAGCCTTACGGTAGTCCTGTTTCCATCACTGAAGGCTTTCAAGTACTTCAAGCAGTGGTGAAGGGATCGAGCAATGTCGGCGGTGCGCCTACCGACATCACCTCGGACAACATCACGGACGCGTCGGATGTCGGTAAAGCGGTGCTGGTCAGTGTCGACGCCGCCGCTGCTCGTGTTGCTATCGGCAGTGGAACTTCGGACTTCTCGGGTAGCTACAACGACCTGACCGACCAACCAGTCATTCCAGCCGAGGGTGATGCCGCGCTGCTGGAAGCTGGTACCGACCTCGTCGCGCATACCTGGTCAGCCAAACTGATTCATGACGAGATTGCCCGTCAGATTGCAGCGCTACCGGCATGAGCATCACATCCACAATCTCGACTGCCTCCGTTTTAAACGCGACCTTCAGCCAGCGCAGGATCAGGGTTTCCAAACCCGCCGGGGACCCTGGCAACTTCCAAGGAACACGGGGCATAAGACTCGCGCAAAAGCGCTAGCGGCAGGGTCTGAAAGTTAGTTGACACAGGTTGACAGGTTGACAGCAAATCCCTGATTTCGAGCCGTCAAAGATTGTACTTATCCCCCCATCATTTCTCCGCACAGCCCCGTTACGACTGGTCGTAACGCCTATCTGCTCTATTCAGGTGTTCACAATGAAACTCCCGGATAAACGCTTGGGAAGCCTGTCAAGTAAGTTGACAAGCTTACGCGTTACCCGGAAATAAACAGGTGAGGGTATATGGCTTTTTTAACTCGCAAGGAATACGGCGAACTGAAGGGCTGGTCGAGGCAGCACATCAGTAAATTGGTCCAAAATGAAAGGCTGGTTGTGAACGGCGCCGGGTTGATTGACGTGGATGCTAGCGATCAGCTCCTGGCGATGACCAGCGATCCGAGTAAAGCCGGCGTCGCTGCTCGACACGAGCAGCAGCGACTTCAGCGCGACGCTCCCAGTGCGTGCGAAGAAATCGAGGCTGATCAGCTGGGACTGGCGCCGGATTTTCAGAAGGCCCGCGCTATGCGGGAACACTATTTGGCCTTGCAAGAGCAGGCCAACTTTCATACCCAGCAGGGCACACTCGTTGAGCGAAAGGCAGTGGAAAATGCAGCCTATAACGCCGGCCGCCTAGTGCGTGATCAGTTGCTGGGATTGCCTCCGCGCCTGGCCCCGGAAATGGCAGGGATGACCGACCCCTGGCAAATCGAGAGGCTTTTGACTGCGGCCATTCGACAAGCGCTGGAAGACGCCGAACGAGTGTCAAAGGCAGATCTAGAGCACGCCGTCACCCCGAGTTAAATCTATGCCCTCAGAGATCCCGAATGGTGCAGCGGTGTACCGTGAGGCGCATTTCCGTGGGCTACAACCGGACCCAGATCTCTGGATCGATCAGTGGGCCGACGAGTACATGCGTATCCCACGCGATGCCGGCGCCGCCGAACCCGGCCAGTACCGTACGGCACGAACACCGTATGCCCGCGAGCCGATGCGCTGCCTATCACCGGCGCACCCCTGCAAGCGCGTGGTGACCATGGTCGCCTCGCAGTTGATGAAAACCCAGATTGCCTTGAACTGGATTGCCGGCCTGATCCACATGGCGCCGTCGAACATTCTCACGCTGTTGCCCAGCCTGGGGTTGGCCAAACGAGTCTCGTCGCGCATCGGCAAGACCATCAAGGCCACCCCGGTGCTGCGCGAACGAGTGGCGGCGAACCGTTCGCGCGATGCGCGCAACACCATGGACACCAAAGAGTTCGAAGGTGGTTCGCTGTATGTCACCACCGCGGGTTCTGCAGCGAACCTGTCAGAGTTGTCAGCCCGGTATATTTACGGCGATGAAGTCGATCGCTGGGTGGTGGACGTGGGCGAGGAGGGCGACCCGATTGAGCTGGCGGAAACCCGGGGCAGCACATTTGGCCGTAACGCCAAGTTCTACTTTTCCAGTTCGCCGACGATCCGGGGCGCCTCGCGCATTGCCGATCTGTTCGAGACCAGCGACCAGCGTTATTACTACGTGCCATGCCCGACCTGTGGGCACATGCAAGTCCTGGAATGGGAACGCCTGCATTACTCGACGGATTGCCAGCGGGCGCACTACGAGTGCGCCGGGCCTGACTGTGACGTGCTGATCGAAGAACATCACAAGGGTGAGATGTTGGCCAAGGGCGAGTGGCGCGCCCATGCCCAGGGCGATGGTGAAACCGTCGGCTTCAACCTCAATGCGTTGTACTCGCCGCCCGGCTGGACCGGTTGGGCCGCTCTGGCCAAGCAGTTCGAGAAGGCCAAAACAGCCATGTCCCGCGGCGATTTGGAGCCGATGCAGGTGTTCTATAACACCCGTCTGGCCAAGGTTTGGGACAGCGCCCAAGAGCAAACCAAAGCCGATGTGCTGATGGCTCGGGCCCGCCTGGAAACCTATGGTTTGGGTTCGATGCCGTGCGCCGTGCTGATGCTCACGGCCTCGGTCGACGTCCAGGCCAACCGGCTGGAGTTCATGGTGGTGGGTTGGGGCGCCGGCATGGAGCGCTGGATCATCGACTATCAGGTGATCTGGGGCGATCCCTCCGACGAACGCACCTGGTCGGTGCTCGATGACAAACTCAAGGCGCGTTATCCGCATCCGTGTGGCGCGGACCTGACAATCCGGGCAGCCGGCATCGACTCCGGCGGCAACCACACCGACGAGGTGTACCAGTTCTGTCGACTGCGGCGCTGGCGCAACATCTTCGCGGTCAAGGGCGCGAGCAAGTCGGGTCGGCCGGTGATTGCGCAGCGGCCATCGATGATGGATGTCACCTGGAAAGGCCTGACCGAGCGCAAAGGTGTCGAGCTGTGGTTCATCGGTACCGACACGGCCAAGGACTGGATTTACAACCGCTATCCGGTGGAGGGCGGTCCCGGCGCGCTGCACTTTGCTAACGACCTGCCGGATGATTTCTTCGCCCAGTGCGTCGCCGAGCGCAAGGTGACTCGGTACATCAAAGGCTACAAAAAAATCGAATGGGTCAAGGGCAAGGCGGAGCGCAACGAAGCCCTCGACTTGATGGTGTACAGCCTGGCGATGGCGCATTACCTGGGCCTGAATCGCTACAAGGAACACGACTGGGAGCGGGTGAGAAGCGCCCTGATGCAGACGGCGCCTCCGGGTGAAAAAGCTATTGCAGTCGAACATGTCCGCGCTCCGGCGCCATCTCCGCAGCAACCGCCTGATCCCGTGCCGCCACCTGCCAAGCCGGCAACAGCACCGCTGCCGATTGCACGGCCGCCACAGCGTCGGAGCTCCAGCAGCGGCTACCTCAAAAAACGACGCTGAGTGAAGGCGCACCGTTGTAACCCACGTTGTCTTATTACTTTAGAGCGATCCCCATGGCCTTTACCCAACAGCAACTCGATGCGGTCGAGAAGGCAATTGCGCGTGGCGAAAAAATCGTGCGTTACGCCGATCGCAACGTCGAGTACCGCGACATCGACGAATTGCTCAGGGCACGCGATGAAATTCGTAGCTCGTTGATCGCGGCGGCCGGACCTCGTTCGCGCATCGTGCGGCTTTACCATGGAGGCAAGGGACTGTAATGGCTCGTCACTTTCCCACCTTGGGCCGCAGCGGATTCTTGATTCCCTCGAACATCAAGGCTAGCTATGAAGGCGCGGCTGAAGGGCGTCGTTCCGCCAGTTGGGATGCGCCCGACGCCGGTTTCAACAGCATTGCCATTCCGGCGCTGCGTAACCTGCGCTCGCGTTCCCGCGCGGCAGTGCGCAACGACCCGTACGCCTTCAACATTATCGACAAGCGGGTCAGCAACCTGATCGGCACCGGCATCACGCCGCGGCCAAAAACCCAGGATGACGAGCTTCGGCATCTGTTGCAGGAACTCTGGGCCGACTGGACCGAAGAATCCGACGCCGATGGTCTCACCGACTTTTACGGACAGCAGGCGTTGATCGCGCGGACGGTGGAAACGGCCGGCGAATGTTTTGTCCGCTTGCGCCCGCGCAGCCTCGAAGAGGGGCTGGTGGTGCCGCTGCAACTCCAGGTGCTGGCGCCGGAGTTTGTGCCACACGACAAGTCCGAAATGGCCCGTAACGGCAACGTCATTCGTGCCGGCATTGAGTTCAGCCCGGACAGTCGCCGGGTGGCGTACTGGATGTATCGCTCGCATCCCGGCGATGCCTCGTCGTTGAACAGTGGCTACAACCAGCTGGTGCGCGTACCGGCGAGCCAGGTGCTGCACATTTTCGAGCCGGTCGAACCGGGTCAGCTGCGTGGTCTGCCGCGTTTATCGCCGGTGCTCAAGCGCCTGCGCAGCCTGGACAACTACGACGATGCGGTGTTGTTCCGCCAGGAGGTGGCCAACCTGTTCGCCGGCTTCATCAAGAAGCCATCACCGGATGACATCCAGACGCCGGTCGACCCGGTGACCGGTGCGCCGCTGAACCTCGCCTCGGATGGTTTCACACCCATGGTGGCGTTGGAGCCCGGGACCATGCAGGAGTTGTTGCCAGGCGAGGAGGTGGAGTTTTCCACGCCACCGGATGCCGGCAACAACTACCCGGATTTCATGCGTCAGCAATTGATGGCAGCGGCGGCTGGTGCCGGAATGCCGTACGAAATCCTCACTGGCGACATGCGCGAAGTGAACGACCGAGCGCTGCGGGTGGTGCTCACCGAGTTCCGGCGTCGACTGGAGCAGCTGCAATTTGGTGTGTATGTGCACCAGTTGTGTCGCCCGGTGCGGGCCGCGTGGATGGACATGGCGGTGCTCAGCGGCGCCGTGTTGTTGCCGGACTACGCCCAACGACGCCGTGAGTACCTGCGTACACGCTGGGTGCCACAAGGCTGGGCCTACATCCATCCGGTTCAGGATGTTCAGTCACGCACGATGGAAGTTAACGCCGGCTTTGCTTCGCGCAGCGAGATGGTCCTGCGCACCGGCTATGACGCCGAAACGGTGGACGAAGAAAACGCCGCGGATGCCGAGCGGGCTCGGGGCAAAGGTCTTAATTACAGCACGCTCGTCGAACTGCTCCAGGCGCTCGACGACAAGGAGCAGACATGAGCAAGAAAACGCGGCCGCGCATTTACAACAAGGCCGGCCAGCGGGTGCCGGTGCAGGACAAAAGCTGGTACGCCGTGCATGCCAGCGGTGAAGCCACCGAGCGGGTGATTGAAGTCTTTGTGTACGGCGAGATCGGCACCTGGGGCATTACGGCCAGTCAGTTTATGCAGGATCTGCGCGCCGTCGATGATGGCGTGTCGCCGGTGATCGCGGCGTTCAACAGCATCGGTGGCGACCTGTTTGACGGGTTGGCCATGCACAACACGTTGTCACGGCTGGGCGAGCGTTGCACGGCACGTATCGATGCATTGGCTGCAAGTGCGGCCAGTGTCGCGGTGTGCGGTGCCCACAAGGTGGTAATTGCGTCCAATGCGATGTTGATGATCCACAACCCGTGGACCTATGCGGCTGGCGATGCCGAGAGCTTTCGCAAGGTGGCGGATGTCCTCGACCAAACCATGGAGGCGATCATCGCGGCCTACAAAGCCAAGGCACCGGACATCGATGAGGTGGAGTTACGGGGTTTGGTGGCCGCCGAAACCTGGCTGACAGCCAGTGAGGCAGTGGCTCTGGGGCTGGCCGATGAGGTGGGCGATGGGGTGCAGGTCAAAGCGTGTCTGGGTCAGGGCGGGGTAATGCAGCGTTATCAGCACACCCCAGCTGAACTGCTGGCCCAGCTCGATGAGTTGCCTGAGCCAGATCCGGAGCCGGCGCCAAGCGATCCACCCAAGCCGGTGACGGACTCGGCCAAGCTGGCGTTGTTGATCACTCAACGTTGCGCGGAGGCGGGGATCAGCAACCTGGTCGCGCCATTGCTCAGTTCGACCCAGCTTCAAAGCGAAGAGATCGTCCAGGCGGGGCTGACCCGGGCCAAGGCGGTGCATGACCTGTGTGTCGCGGCACGACTGCCAGAACTCAGCCTCGAGTATGTGGCCGCGGGGCTGGATGAGCCCGCGGTACGCGCGCGGCTGTTCGACAAGATCGTCAGCAGCGGCAACGGTTTCGAAATTGACAATAGCGTGCCCCTCAACGATGACCCTGCACCGAAGGTGCTGGCGAAACAACCAAATCCGTCTTCGATCTGGGCAGCCCGTCAGGCTGTCCATGCGGGGCAATCCAACAGTGCAAAAGGAGCACGAGCATGACCGTAAAGTACGAAACGCTACACGCCGGCGAGTTTCTGCTCTCCGAAGGGGCCGGGAAGATCTCTCGTGAATCCATTCTGGTGGCTGCAGGTGCTGCTTTGAATGCTGGCCAGGTGCTGGGGCTGGTCACGGCGACCAATGAGTTTGCCCCATACGATCCCGCCGCCACCGACGGCACCGAAGTGGCGGCCTGCATCCTCTACGGGCCACTGGGCGAATCGACCGAAGAGCGTCGCGCCAGTGCCGTGGTGCGGCTGGCCGAGGTCAGCGAGGTGCATTTGACCGGTTTCGATGTTGAGGCCGAGGGTGCCTTGGCGGCTCAGTTTGTAATTGCCCGCTAAGGCATTTCCCTTTCATCCAAACCCCGCCTTGAGCGGGGTTTTGCTTTTCTGGAGAGTTCCTTCATGGCCGATATTGGCATTTTTACCGACGATGTTTTTTCCGTGTCCTCGCTGACTGCGGCGATCAATGAGCAGGAGTACTTGCCGGGCCGCATCAGCAGCCTTGGTCTGTTTCGCGAGGAAGGCATCAGCACCCTGACCGTGCAGATTGAAAAGGACGGCAACACCCTGGCCCTGGTGCCAGCGGGTGAACGTGGTACCTCGGGTCTGGTCGTGGGTGCAAGCAAGCGTCAGATGATTCCGTTTAACACCGTGCACCTGCCGCAGCGTTTCACCATCAAGGCGGACGAAATTCAGGGCATTCGCGCCTTTGGTACGACCACCGAGTTGCAGGCCGTGCAGGGCGTAGTGAACACGCGCCTGAGCAAGGCCAAGCGTCAGCTCGATGCCACCCATGAATTTCAACGCATGGGCGCGCTGAACGGCCTGGTGCTGGACGCGGATGGCTCGACGGTCCTGCTGAACATCTATCAGGCGTTTGGCGTGGAGCAACAAAGCTTGTCCATGGGTCTGAACGACTCGGCGACGAAGATCCGGGTCAAGTGCGCCGAAGCGCTGGACATGCAGGACGATGAACTGGGTAGCGTCACCAGCTCGGGCGCGCGAGCCTTCTGTGGCAAGAATTTCTGGAACAAGCTGATCACGCACAAATCGGTTGAGGAAACCTACCTCAATACGATCCAAGCCGCGGAATTGCGTGGTGATGCGCGGGACAGCTTCGAGCTGGGCGGCATCGTCTGGGAGCGCTACCGCGGGCGAATCGCTGGCGTGTCGTTTATTCATGACGATACAGCACTGTTGATTCCCGAAGGCGTGCCGGATCTGTACATCTCCTGTTTTGCCCCGGCGGACTACATGGAAACGGCCAACACCCAGGGCCTGCCGTATTACAGCAAGCTGGAACCACTGCCGTTCAACAAGGGCATGGCCGGTGAAGCCCAGTCCAACCCGTTGCACCTGTGCACCCGTCCTCGGGCGCAGATCCTGCTGACGCTCTGACCATGGCCTTTCGAGACCTGGTCGCGGAGATCGACAGCGTGGTGTTCGACACCCTGGCCGATGTTGGCTTCATTGAAGGTCGGCGCGTGCAGGGCATGTTCTCGGCGCCCTGGTTGCAACCCAAAGTCGGCCGCTTGAACACCGGTCTGCGCGAGCCGTGTTTTCACATTCGCGTGGCCGACGCCGCGGGCGTGGAAAAAGCGCAGACAGTGCTCATCGACTTACCTGCTCTGGACGGTGGTGGCGAGTACACCCTGACTCACCTGGAGCCAGCGGGTGATGGTCTGGTGGCCTTGTCGTTGAGGTTAAAAGCATGAGTGCCGTGCCGGTTTCTCTGCAGTTTTCTGCAGACGATATGCAGGCTTTTAAACAGCTGGCCAAGGTGATGCCCAAAGCGGTCGCAGCAGCTCAACGGCGGGCGATCAACAAGACCTTGGGCTGGCTGGCCACTCACATGGCGCGCGATGTCAGCAAGCAGGAGCGGATTGCCGTGCGGGCAGTGCGCCAGCGCTTGCGCAGCTATCCCATCAAAGGCCAGGGGCAGTTGGGCAAACTCTGGTTCGGCACCAACCCGATGGAGGCCAGCCGGATTGGTAATCCCCGGCAGGGCAAGGCCGGTGTCTCAGTGGCGGGGCGACGTTATCAGGGTGCGTTTTATAAACGCGTGTATGGCAACAAGGCGGATATCTGGATTCGCACCTCCAGCAAACACTTCAACCCGGATGACTATCCCGGCAGCAGCGCGTCCGCCGGTGGAGGCACAAGTTCGGGCTGGATCGCGGAAAACGACAATCGCTTTCCACTGGCCAAGGCCAAGGTCTCGCTCGAAGACGTTGAAGGTCCGTTTTACACCTGGGCCAACAAGGCCGACGAGCATTTACTGGTCGTGTTCAAACAAGAGATGAACTTTGAGTTGCACAAATACCTGAAGGGGAGCGCCCGTGTCTGATCCTGCCTTTTCGCTGGATGCGTTGTACGCCGCCATTGAGGACCACATCCGCCAGGCACTGCCCTCGGTGCGGTTTGTGGCGACCTGCCCGGACATTCAGGACCGGATAGCGTTGCCGGCGGTATTTCTCGAGCCGGTGGAGTTTGAGCCCGGGCCCGACATCGGCACCGGTGAAACCGTGTTGATCCAGCGCTTTGAAGCGCGGGTCATTGTCGCGCCCGAGTTGGCCCACCATCAGCAACTGGGTGCGCAGTTGGCGGCGCAAATTGCGGTTCTATTGCGAGCGCAGACCTGGGGGCTGGATAACGTCGAACAGGCGCAGTTCGTCGCCTCGCGTCAGGACTGGACCAAACCCGAACTGGATGGCTACACCGTGTGGACGGTGGAATGGACCCAGCAGATCTACCTCGGCGAGGTTGAGTGGCTGTGGCCTGTCGAGCCTCCGGGCACGCTGTACCTGAACGTCGATGGCTGCACCGGTACCGGCAATGAAGATCACTACTTTCAACCGGAGGATCTGGCATGGGATACGCCAGCGCCGAACACGACCGGATGATTGCCGCGATGCTGATGCCTTGCGTGGTGGTCGGCCTCGATCTAAGTGCCGGCCGGGTGCGGGTCAAGGCCGGTACCTGGGTCAGTGCCTGGGTGCGTTGGCACAGCCTGGCGGCGGGCAAGGCTCGCCATTGGCGGGCGCCGAGCCTGAATGAGCAGGGCGCATTGTTCAGCCCCAGCGGTGATCCGGCCATGGGCACCTTTATCCCGGGGCTGTATGGCAACGCCGGGACGCCGCCGGACAACCGCGATCACGTCGAAGCCTGGTACTTCGACGATGGCGGCTCGCTGGTCTACGACTGGCAAGCCGGCAGCTACCGCATCGATTTGCCCAACGGCAGTAGCGCGACCATCACGGTCGGTGGCTCGCTGTTTGAAGTGACGCCGGATCAAGTCCGGGTGACGGCCAGCCAGATCACCCTGGTGGGTGAGGTGAGCATCGACGGTGCATTGAGTGTGTCCGGTGACATCTCCGGCGCCGGCACGATCATGGATGCCGGGGGCAACAGCAGCAACCACTCGCATTGAGTGAACATTCACCTTCAGCCCGCCGCGCGCGGGCTTTTTCATGCCTGGAGAAAAACCATGACGAGTAAAACCAAGGAAGTTTCCGCCGCCACGGATGCACCCGCGCCGGCCACGCTGAGCATCTTTCGCGACACGCTGTACACCTCGCGGGTGCTGATCCTGCTGGACGCCGGGCGCACCTTGAAAGTCGAAAAGGGCCAGGTTGCGGTGGCCTCGGATGACACGGTCGCGCTCGAGTATTTGCGCGGCCGTAAGGACTTTGTCGCGGTCGAGGGCTGATCGAATGATCGGGATGATCGGACTGGATCGCCGCACCGGCCAGCTCATTTCCGGCCTCGATCACCTGCGCCAGTCCATCGAGGACATCTTGTCCACGCCCTTGGGCAGCCGACGCATGCGCCCGGAGTACGGCAGCAAGCTGCGGCGCTTTGTCGACCTGCCGGTCAATGACGGCTGGAAAAGCGCCGTGCAGGCCGAGGTGGCCAGCACGCTGGGCCGTTGGGAGCCACGCCTGAAGCTGGGCCGGGTGCGCGCCGTGGCCATCCTCGACGGGCGTATCACATTTGAGCTGACCGGGCAGTACCTGGGTAGCGACGTGACTTTGGAGGTGTCCGCATGACCATGGAACTGGCGGCCCTGCCGCCGCCGCAAGTGCTGGAGGACCTCGACTTTGAGGAGGTTTACCAGGAGAAACTCGAAGCCTTCCGCCTGAGCATGAGCGACAACTGGAGCGCGGAGCTGGAAAGCGATCCGGTGCTCAAGCTGATCGAGCAGGCCGCGTATGGCGCCTTGCAGAACCGGGCGCGGGTCAACGACGCGGGCAAGGCCTTGCTGTTGGCCCATGCTGAGCGGGCTGACCTCGATCATCTGGCCGCCAACGTCAACCTGCAGCGCCTGGTGATTCAGGCGGGAGATCCGAGCACGGTGCCGCCGACGCCGCAGGTGCTCGAAGAGGACGATGCCCTGCGCGAGCGGGTGCAGCTGTCGTATGAAGGACTGACCACCGCGGGGCCGCGCAATAGCTACATCCTGCATGCGCGTAACGCCTCGGGTCTGGTGGCTGATGCCACAGCGGAAAGCCCGTCGCCGGCCGTGGTAATGGTCACCGTGCTCAGCCTCGAGGGCAGCGGTGCGGCTTCCCCTGAACTGCTGGAACAGGTCCGGCAGCACCTCAACGACGAAGACGTGCGGCCGGTGGCCGACCGCCTCACGGTGCAAAGTGCGGTGGTCATCGACTACCGCATTGAAGCGGTGCTGTATCCGCAGGCACCGGGTCCGGAGAACGAAGCCTACCTGGCTGAAAGCCAGAAACGTCTGAGCGAGTGGATCAACCCGCGTCGTCGCCTGGGGCTGGAAGTCGCGCGCTCGGGGATCGATGCGCAATTGCACATTCCCGGCATCGCCCGGGTTGAGCTGTTGGGCTGGACCGATATCAAGCCGACTAAGGCCGAGGCGGCGTATTGCACGGGCTACAGCGTGACGCTGGGGGCCTGACATGAGCAGCCAGTTACCGCTCAACAGCACGCCGCTGGAGCTGGCCGTGGAAGCGGCCAACTACGAAAACACACTAATTCCGCTGCGCAGTTTGTACAACGCCGATACCTGCCCCGAGCATTTGATGCCGTACCTCGCCTGGTCCTGGTCGGTGGACCGCTGGAACAACAACTGGGCACCGGAGGCCAAGCGCACGGCGATCCGTTCGGCGTACGACGTGCACGCGCGCAAAGGCACCATCGGTGCGCTGCGTCGGGTGGTCGAGCCTTTGGGCTACCTGATCGACGTGGTCGAGTGGTTCGACACCGTGCCGGAAGGCGTGCCCGGTACGTTCGCCCTGGAGGTGGGGCTGAATGACGCCGGCATCACCGAGGAACTGTACGAGGAACTGGCGTGGTTGATCGACGACGCCCGTCCGGTCAGCCGGCACATGACCAACCTGGCGCTCAGCCTGCAGACCGGGGGGGTGCTGGGCATTGCCGTGTGCGTGCAAGAAGGTGAAGAGATCGACGTGTACCCGCCGGCACCGAAAGACATCGACGTGACCGGCACTTTTGGCCCGGTGCTCTGCGTCGATGAAACCGATACTTTGGACGTTTATCCCTATGATTGATAAAACCAGTCAGTTTTTTGCCATTCTCACGGCGGTCGGTGAAGCCAAGCACGCCAATGCCATCGCCATGGGCCTGGACTGGATGTTCACCGAGATGGGCCTGGGCGATGCCAACGGCACCGACCCGATTCCCGATCGTCTGCAGACCCAGCTGATCAACGAATGGCGCCGGGCGCCGATCAACCAGATCCGGGTCGATCCGGCCAATCCCAACACGGTGATCACTGAGCAGATCATTCCGCCGGAAGTGGGCGGTGAGTGGATTCGCGAGATCGGCCTGTACGATGTCGACGGTGATCTGGTGGCGGTGGCCAACTGCGCACCGAGCTATAAACCATTGCTGGACCAGGGCAGTGGCAAAACCCAAGTGGTGCGGATGAACTTCATCGTCAGCAGCTCGGCGAACATCGTGCTGAAGATTGACCCGGCGGTGGTGCTGGCCACGCGTGAATATGTCGACCTGGCTATCAGTGAGGCGCTGGCCAAGCTGGATCACAAACAGTCAGCGCGGGTGGCGGCCACGGTTCCCATCACCCTGAGCAATGTGCAGACCATCGATGACGTGGCCGTGGCCGCCGGTGATCGCGTGCTGGTGACCGCCCAGGCAGAGACCCAGAACAACGGTGTCTATGTCGTTAACGCCGAAGGCTGGACGCGGGCCGCTGATGCCGACAACAGCCTGGAAGTGACACCGGGGTTGTTTATCCACGTCGAGCAGGGCACGACCAACGGCGACAGCCTCTGGCAGTTGGTCACCGACGCGCCGATCACCCTCGGCACCACCGGTTTGCAGTTTGAAATGATCGCGGGCGGCAGTGGGGGCGGTGTCGGCACCTTTCGCAGTGTCACCGTCGATGCCCTTGGGCGCGTGATCGCTGGCACCAACCCGACCACCCTGGACGGCTACGGCATCACCGATGCGATGGCGGTCAGCGAAAACCTGGGCGATGTTGCGGATGTGGTCGAGGCTCGGAATAACCTCGGGCTGGGCACCGCCGCAACCGCTGCTGTGCAGGTCCATCTGCACGATGAAACGCCTGATGTGCTGATGAAGGTCGGAGCGTTCGGCTGGGGCGGGCCCGCCTATGCGGTCAGTGATGTTGACATCGGTGGCTTAAACGCGGAGACGGCCCTCTATTTCATCAGCAATGGCATAGGAGGGCCAGGTGGCGGGATCTATGAGGGTTGGGTTCGCGTCTCGGCGATTACACCAGGTCAATACGCCTTCCAGGAGATTTATGGGAATGCCGACCACACCCTACACCGCCGGGCCTTGACTGCCGGTGTTTGGGGCGAATGGGAAAGCATCTGGGACTCAACCAATCTGGTTAAACAAATCTACCCCCAAGATGACACGCCAGGCCGTGTATTGCTCACGGGTGCTTATGGCATCGGTCACGGGGGGATTGTCCTTCCCGACGGCACCGATCTAAACACAGTCACCACCGTGGGTATTTACCGGGTGAACCCCGGCCCGAACGTTCCAGAGGGCGGCCAATTCTCCCCCATGCTGGTTACGGTCAGTCAAGACACCCTCTGGCAACAAATCATCGGCTATAACACCGGTACAACTCTTACTCGTGGCGGTGTTCGGACCCCAGAGGGATTCGTATTCAGTGAGTGGGTAACGAGTTGGGACACTAGTAACTTTGACCCTGCTGCGTACCAGGCGGCACTGGGTTTCACTCCCGTGCAGCAAGGCGGTGGTGCGGGTCAGGAGTCGAACAAGGTCTACATTGGTTATCGACCCGCCTCGAGCGACGTGGGTTTACAGGTTGATGCATCCGACTTCGGGAAGATCTGGACCGAAAGCAATTTTGATCCTGCTTCCATATTTGCCGTCCCTGTCGGCGTGCCGTTTCCATGGCCAACCGCTACGCCACCTGACAAATGCGTTTTGATGGGGGGGCAGCCGTTCAATGTCGAGTGGTACCCGGCATTGGCAGCCGTGTATCCCAGCGGCTTCCTGCCAGACATGCGCGCCGAGTCGATTCGTGGTTTGGATGGCGGGCGCGGAATTGATCCCGACTCTGGGCGCCCCGTGTTGAGCCTTCAACTCGACACGCTACAAAACATGACGGGTGAACTCAGGCTACAGGACGATGATTCGATGTTGCTGGTGAATACCGCGACCGGCGTATTTACGGCTACTGGTTACATGACGAGTGATATACCCGCTGCACCACGAGTCAGTACAACGGGCAACATGTCTGTAACTTTCAATCCTTCAGCCGTCGCCCGTGTGAGTACGGAAACCCGCATGCGCAACGTGGCTTACAACTACATCTGCAGGATGTACTGATGACTACTTTAGTGAATGGCTTTTTTGATGAGAGTGGGTGGATCGACGTTTACACGTTCAGTGAAACCACCACCGAATACCTCGGCCAACACGAAACCTATGTCAGCTGTGGCTGCGGTCTGCCAGCGGGCGCCACGTTGGAAGAACCGCCCGAAGCCGGGGACGGGGAGGTGGTGGTCTGGAGGGATGGCACGTGGCTGGTGGTGCCCGACTACCGAGGCGTGGCTTACCGCACCACCGATGGTACCGAGGTGACGCATTCGATGCCGGGCGAGTTGCCGGCCGAGCTGACAGCTTTGCCGCGACCGAGTTCGGCCTATATCTGGGCTGGTTTCGACTGGGTATTAGATGCCGCGCTCGATCTGGCACTACAGAGCCGGCGAGAACGGTCGTGGGTCGAAAATGAATTGCATTGGGCGGGCAGAGAGGTCGACAAGCATCAGGATGCGGACCCGGGCGCGATCAGCACGGAACTGGCCTGGCGCACCTATCGCAATGAGCTGCGGGCGTGGCCTGGATCGCCGGACTTTCCGGCCAGTGATAAACGGCCGTTAAAGCCGGACGGATCGACCAACACCGCATCCTGACGCCCCGCATTGCCGGGGCGTTTTCTTTTCCATGCTGCACGTCACCGCACATCCCCACGGCCTCGCTTATGCGGGGCTTTTTCGTTTCTGGAGCATCACTCTATGAGTTTTTTTCACGGCGTCACCGTGACCTTGGTGGACACCGGCGCCCGGCATATCACCACCCCGTCCGCGTCGATCATCGGCCTGTGCAACACCTTTACCGTGGCGCCGCCGGCCACGGCTGCAGCCAACGAATTGCTGCTGATCACCCGCGAAAGCGAAGCGGTCGCCGCTTGGGGGCCGGACGCGGCGATCACCCAGGACTGCAAAGCCATTTTCAAACGGTCCAAGGCGGTGATTGTCGCCGTCGGCGTGCCGCTGCTGGAAGACCCGGCCGAGCAGCTGTCCGCGATCATCGGCGGGGTTTGGGCCGACGGCAGCCGTACCGGCATGCAGGCGTTGCTCAACGGTAAAAGCAAGTTCAACGCCCAGCCACGGTTGTTGGTGACTCCGGGGTACTCGGCGACGCTGGCGGTCGCCACCGAGTTGGTCGCGCTGGGTGATAAGATGCGGGCCATGGCCATCATCGACGGGCCGAACACCACCGACGAAGCCGCGATTGCGTATGCCGAAAACTTCGGCAGCAAACACGCCTACATGGTCGACCCTGGCGTGCAGTTCTGGGATACCGGAACCAGTGCCACCGTCAATGCACCGGCTTCGGCTTGGACTGCTGGCCTGTTTGCCTGGACCGATGCCACCTACGGTTTCTGGGCCTCGCCGTCGAACAAGGAGTTTGTCGGCATCACCGGCACCACGCGCCCAATTGAGTTTCTTGATGGTGACCCCTCCTGTCGGGCCAACGTGCTGAACAACGCGAACATCACCACGATCATCCGTGATGACGGCTACCGCCTGTGGGGCAACCGCACGCTGTCCAGCGACCCGAAATGGAAGTTCGTCACCCGCGTGCGCACGTTGGATATCGTCATGGACGCCATCCTCTACGCGCACAAGTGGGCCGTCGACCGCTCGATCACTGCGACCTACGTCAAGGACGTGACCGAAGGCCTGCAGGCGTTCATGCGCGACCTGAAGAATCAGGGCGCGATCATCAACTTTGAGGTCTATGCCGACGAAGAGCTGAACACCTCCAGCGAACTCAGCGACGGCAAGGTGTACTGGAACATTCGGTTCACCGATGTGCCGCCGGCCGAAAACCCGAACTTCCGCGTGGAGGTGACCGATCAGTGGATCACTGAAGTGCTGGACACCGCTGCCTAAGGAGGCCGTTTTATGATTCCTGAAGTGCTCTACAACACCAACCTGTTCGTCGACGGCATCAGCCTCCAAGGCGACGTGCCGAGCCTGACCCTGCCCAAGTTGACCCTCAAAACTGACGAATACCGCGCGGGCGGCATGGATGCGGCGGTCGAACTCGACATGGGTATGGAGAAGCTGGAAGCCAGCTTCCTCACCAATGGGGTGCGCCGCGAGGTGCTGAAGTTCTTCGGCCAGTCCGACTTGACCGGGTTCAACGCCTCGTTCCGCGGTGCCTTTAAGGGCCAGAAAGGTGTGGTCAAGTCAGTGGTCGCCACCCTGCGCGGCAGCCTCAAGGAAGTCGATCCGGGGGACTGGAAACCGGGCGAAAAGGGCGAGTTCAAGTACGCCGTTGCGGTGACCTATTACAAGCTGGAGATCGACGGCAGCGTGATGTTTGAAATCGATCCCCTCAACTCGATCCGCGTCATCGATGGTACCGATCAACTGGCCGCTGTGCGGTCCGCCCTGGGCATGTAAGGAGCCACACCATGAGCAACGCAAAAGACAACGTCCTGCCGAAATGGCTGCAACTGGGCAGCGGCATCGCCACCGTAACCCTGTCCCGACCGAGCGAGGCTAATGGCATTCAGGTCGACAAGCTGACCCTGCGTGAACCGACGGTGCGCGAGATGCGCGCCGCCACCTTGCAGGGCGGTAGCAACGAAGAAGAGCAGGAAATGGTTTTGTTCTGCAGTCTTGCGAGCATCGGCCGCGCGGATCTGGAGGGGCTGCTGATGCGTGATTATCGTCGTCTGCAGACCGCCTATTTTCGTGTGGGAGCAGATGACGGGGTTTAACCCCAAGCTGCAAAAAGCCCTGGCTAAACGCTTGGCCGCCGAGCTGAACTTTTCGGCGGCCGAGATTCAGGGGCTGTCGTTTTCCGAGATGGTCTGGTGGCTCACGGACTGAGCCCATCCCGTCGCACGTAGGTGATAACCATGTCGAACAAACTCTCGCTCGGGCTGGTGATTGGCGGCGCCGTCGATTCCTCCCTGGGCGCCGCCTTCAAGAACGTCAGCGGCGAAATGAAAAAGCTGGAGGCGCAAACCACGCGCGCCAAGGGCTTGCAGAAAGTCATCGGCGAGACCATGCGTCTACGCGAGGAATGGAAAAAAGCCCACGACAGCGGCGCGGCCAATGCCAGCGCGCTGCTCAAAAAGCTGGAGGCCAACAACTCCAGTCTGCGTAAGCAGGGTATTGAGGTCGGGCGCTTGCGTCAGGAGTACCTGGCACTGGGCAAGGTGGTGCGCAGTGCCGAGTTCAAAGCCAAAGGGATGGGGCAGGTGGAAGAGGGGCGAGAGAGCCTGCGCAGTGGGTTCGGCACGGCGGTGGCCGGTACCACCCTGGCCGCCGTGCCGACCAAGGTCAGCGCGGATTTTCAGGCGATTATTCGTGACATCGCGATCAAGTCTGGTACCGCCAATACTCAACAGGAAGTAAATACCGCCCGTGACATTGTGCAGACTTCGAAAGATACCGGCATGGCCAACACCCAGGTGGCCGAGCTGGTAAACCAGCTGGTGGGTGGCGGCATGGATCTGACCGAAGCGCTGAAGTATGCGCCGGTGGCGGCCAAGTTTGCGGTCGGGCAGGGCGCGTCGGGTACCGATACGGCGAAGATGATTCTGGCGATGCAGAACAACGCCAAGATCACCGACCCGAAAAAAATGGAACAGGCCTTGGCGTCGGTCGCGTTGCTGGGCCAGCAAGGCAGCTTCGAAGCGGCCGACATGGCCAAGTGGTTTCCGGAACTGTTGGCGCAGATGGCCAGCAGCGGCATCACCGGTCAGGATGCGGTGACCCAGCTGGGCGCCATGCTGCAGGTGCAGATCAAGAGCGCCGGCAGTGCCGATGAGGCGGCGAACAACCTGAAAAACTGGGTCGCGAAAATTGGCTCGGGGGAAACCGTTAAAGGCTATGCCGATGCCGGCATCGACTATCAGGGTTCGATGAACGCGGCCATTGGCAAGGGTCTGTCGACCTTTGAAGCCAGTTTCGAACTGGCGCGCCGGTACGTGGAAAAGACCGATCCGAAAAAGGCCAAGCAGCTGAATCAGGGGCTGACCCAGATCAGCCAGGAGACGGACCCGGCCAAGGCGCAAGCGATGGCCGATGCCTTGGCCGCCACTTTGCGTACCGGCGATTTGTTTGCCGACATGCAGGTCAAGACGGCCCTGATGGCGTACACCCAGAACAAAAAATTCTACGCGGACCTGAAAAAAGGCGCCTCGGACCCCAACGGCCCGCGCAAGGACATTCTCGACAAGAACCTGAATGAACGGCGTGAAACGTCAGCGCAACGCTGGGCCGAAACCGGTCAGGCGTTCAACGATTCGCTGCGAGCGATCGGGGATGCCTTGCGTCCGGCGACAGATGCGCTGGCCACCGGCATTGGCGCGGCAGCCCGTGGCTTGACCGCCTTGTCTGAGGAGACGCCCAAGGCGGTGCTGGGCCTGGCGGCACTCACTACCGGTGCGTTGGTATTGGGCAAAGCCTGGGCCGCGCTGAAGATCGGCCGGGGGCTGGTGAACATCGCCCGTGGTTCGGCCGGTGACCGGTCCAACATCGTCCAGCGGGTGTTCGTGACCAACGCGAAGGACGGCGATGACGACGGGCCGGATCGCGATCCAAGGCGAAAGCGAAAAGCTTCTGCCAATCGGCTTTCCCGGGGAGTGAAAGCGGGCGGGGCGCTGGCGGTAGCCGCTGCCGGCTTACAGGTGGTGGACACTTACCAGAAAGCGACCACGCGCGATGAGAAGGCCGAAGGCTACGGTGAGGCGGCAGGTAGCTTGGCTGGTGGCTTGGCGGGTGCAGCGGCCGGGGCGGCCATTGGTTCGATCATCCCACTGATCGGAACCGCGATTGGCGGAATGATCGGTGGCGCGCTCGGCGCATGGGGCGGTGGTGACGTGGGCGCGACCATGGGCAAGGCCTTGTTTGGTGGGCCGGACACGCCGGCCAAAGCACCGATTGGCATCTTGCCCATGGCCGCCGGCCAGGGGGTGGGCGCGGTCGTGCGCTCGATGGAAAACGCTCCCGCTGTGCCGGTCACGGCGGCGGCATTGATGTCGACGACGGTGGCAAAAACACCCGAATGGCCGAAGGTCGATCAGCAATTCACCTTCGCCCCGGCCCCGGTTTTTCAGGTGCATGGCGATGTGAAAGACCCGGCGCAATTGGTCCAGGAATTGATGCCGTACCTGCGCCGTCAGTTTGATGACTTCGCCCGGGAAGCGCGCGACCGCCAGTTGTTTGATGCGCCCCACGTGGGCTGAGGAAGTGTTATGGCGGATGAAAAGACCTACCTGCAGCACCTGCAGGGCGGGCTGAAGTACATGGTCGACGCGGGGGAGGCCGGGCGCACTGACCTGGAGTCCATGACCGGACCCATGAATGGCGCGCTCAATGAGATCAGTGGGGCGGCCGATGCGCTGGAAGGTCTGCCCTTTATCAGCGAGGACCTGAGCGACAAGACCCGGCGTTTGCAAAGTGCAATCAACTCGGCGCAGGCCAAGATCGGCAAGGTCGCCAGCTACTACAACCAGACCCAGCGAGCCTTGGCCCAGTTTGATGAGCACTTTTCCGCCCTGACCGAACAGATCGGCCGGTTTGGCGCGGCGTTCAACAAAGTGGTGGGCAAGGCCAATGCCGCGTTGGGCAACATCTTCCCCACCGAATGGTTTGCCGGCGACATGACGCCGATTCCCGAAGCGGTGAAGCCGTTCCCACACCTGCTGATTCTCTACCCGCTCAAGGCCAATGAGCGGCCGTATTACTTCAACCTGGACACCGCCGCGTTTGACGAACTCCGGCGGCAGACGTCGTTTCGCTGGGCCGCGCAGGAACGCCTGACGCGGCGCCCGGCGCAGCAGGCGGTGGGTCTGGGGGACGAAAAAATCACCATCAAGGGCGCGATCTACCCGAGCTTCAAAGGCGGGCTGAAGCAGCTGGATACGCTGCGCAGCATCGGCGCCAAGTTGCTGCCACTGAACCTGACTACCGGTTATGGCGAGGTGTTGGGCAACTGGTGTTTGACCCATATTGAAGAAGAGCAAAGCGCCTTGCTGCCCGGGGCGATCCCGCGCAAACAGGGCTTTTCATTGGAGTTTGTCCGCTATGGCGATGACCTGCAGAACAGCTGACGGGGATCTGCTCGACACCCTGTGTCACCACTATTACGGCCACCTGAACCGCAGCGTCGAGGCGGTGCTGGCAGCCAATCAGGGCTTGGCCGATGAGCCGCAGCCATTCCGGGCCGGCGTGCTGATCACACTGCCGGAGCTGGTGGTGGAGACTGACAGCGTGATCTCGCTGTGGGAGTGATCCCGTTACCCAGCCCGCCGCGTGCGGGCTTTTTCTTGTCCGGAGTACCGACATGCAACCGCTTTTCCGTCTCGTCGCCGACGGCGCCGACATCACCACCTTGATCAATGATCGGCTGGTCTCACTACAGCTATCCGATCGGCCTGGGATGGCCTCGGATTCATTTGAGCTGCGCATTGATGATCGCGACGGGGCGGTGTCGCTGCCCGTGCGTGGCGCAAGTATCGAAATCTACCTGGGTTATGCCGGCGCCGACCTGACCCGCATGGGCCGCTACACCGTGGACGAAGTGGCCGTCTCCGGCCCACCGGACACGCTGGTGATCAGCGGCAAGGCCAGCGACATGCGCGGCAGCGGCAAAACCACCCGCAGCGGCAGTTGGGAGGATGTCAGCCTGGCGCAGATTGTGGGCGACGTTGCCGCGCGCAATGGCTGGCAGCCGTCGTGTCCGGTCGATACCCGGGTGCCACGCATGGATCAGCTCAATGAGTCGGACTTTAATTTCATCACCCGGGTGGCCAAGAAGCACGACTGCACGGCCAAGGTGGCCGACGGCAAGCTGCTGGTCTTGCCGCGACAGGGCGGACAGAGCGCCAGTGGCAAAGCCTTGGCGGTGATCACCCTGCAGCGCAGTGACGTGACTCGCTGGCAGTTTCGCTTGAGCGACCGCAGTGCTCATCAGGGGGTCAGCACCCAGTACCAGGACAAGGCCAGCGGGGAATTATTGGTCTCGCACCTGGACAACCCCAATGTGCCCGAGGGCCTGCCGCCGGTGCATACCGATCGGCACCTCTACCCAGACCGCACGGCGGCCGACGAGGCGGCCAAGGCGCGTCTGGCGGCGTTCAATCGTTCCACCGCCTCGGTGCGTCTCGACCTGCCCGGTCGGACCGACCTGTTTGCCGAAATCATGATTGAGGCGCAAGGCTTCAAGCGCGGACTCGATGGTGAATACCTGGTGGAGTCGGTGGATCACACCTTCACCCCGTCCGGCTGGACGGTGTCGGTGGAGTGCAATGGCGGCAAGGAGGGCAAGGCCAAGGCCTCAGGCAAGCCGCAGAAAGTCGTGCTCGAAGTGGTCGATTGAGTGCCCGGGCGCGTAAATCGGCCCGAGTTAGAAGTCTCAGAATCAAAGTAAAAGGAGCGGCCAGGCTGGGTGCGTCAACATCCAGCCTGGCCACCGTTCCCGCAGATTGTCCCTGCAAGTCCCGCCAAGGCTCCTGCTCTGTGCACAAAGCAGAGCGAGCCTAGCACCTGTTTATTTATACAGTAAAGGTCTTGCTATCTATGTCTACTCCGATCATCCCTTGGATGGGCGGCAAACGCCGCCTGGCCGATCGCCTTATTCCGCTGTTTCCACCTCACGAATGCTACGTCGAAGTCTTTGCTGGCGGCGCCGCGTTGTATTTCATGCGGCCCCAGGCGGCGCCCGTCGAAGTCCTCAACGACATCAATGGCGACCTGGTGACGCTGTACCGCGTGGTGCAGAACCACCTTGAAGAGTTTGTGCGCCAGTTCAAATGGGCGCTCAGCTCGCGCCAGGTGTTTGAGTGGCAGAAAATGACCCGCGTCGAAACCCTCACCGACATCCAGCGCGCCGCCCGATTTTTCTACCTGCAGCACCATGCCTTCGCCGGCAAAGTGTCCGGGCAGACCTTCGGTACCGCGACCACCGGCCCGGCCATCAATCTGCTCCGGATCGAGGAAAACCTCTCAGCCGCGTGGCAACGTCTGTCCGGCACCTACGTGGAGAACCTGCCTTGGCTGGAATGCGCCGAGCGCTATGATCGGGTTCACACCTTCCACTACATGGACCCGCCGTACTGGCAGACCGCAGGCTATGGCGTGGATTTTCCGTTTGAGAACTATGAACGCATGGCCGACTTCATGCGCCGCTGCAAGGGCAGGGTGATGGTCAGCATCAACGACCACCCGGACATCCGTCGAGTGTTCGAAGGCTTTCATTTTGAGACGCTGGACATCCGCTACACCACGACTAACCAGCGGCAGGGCAAGGCCGAGGTCAGTGGCGAACTGGTGATCATGAACTGGGAACCCGCTGCATTGGGAGGACTGTTTTGA